GTCTCCAGTACCGCGCGCTGCTGGCTGAGGTGCGGCGGGAACTGGCAGAGCTCGAAAATCGGGTGATCGGGAGAATCAACGGCACGTTTGTGCGCCAGTCCGAGTGCCTCTTGCGTGAGGCACTGGTTGGGGAACGACTCGACGCCATGCTGGAAACGAAGAAGAGAAACGCCGCCGGTGATTGAGGCCGGCGGCGGTGAGGAGTGTGGGTTGCTACTGGGTGGCCAAGCGGTATGCGCGCTCGCCATCCGGCCGCTTGAACGATTCTACGGTGAGGCCCATCTTTTTACCCAAGCTGCCTGAAATGAAGCCTCTGACGCTATGGGCCTGCCACGCCGTCGCGGACATGATGTCGGCAAGTGTGGCGCCTTCGGGGCGCTTGAGCATGTCGAGGACGATGGCCTTCTTGCTGCCGTCGCGCGTCGTGGGTGCCACGTCCTTGGTAGCGGCCTGTTTGGCCGCCTTGGCTTTCTTCGGCGCAACGGGGGCTGCGGGTTGCGCGTGGTCGGGCACCGTCCGGGCAGCCTTCAACTTGGCTTCCGTGTCGCGGATGTTGGCGCGCAGCAATTCCTCACCGAGCGTCTGGATGGCCTTCCAGATGCGCGCGACCGCCGTCTTGCGGTCAGTGAACTTCTTGACCGGTTTGAGGTCGCCGAAGGGTGGCGCGCCTGCGAAGGCGTTCCAGACTTCGACGAACCGCGTGATGGGCCAGTCGGCGGAGAGTTTGGTCAGTTCCTTCTCGGTCGCAAACGCGACCACGTTGTCCTGCGCGGCAGGCGTCGCGTCGTGGGCAGTGATGTTGTTGTCGTTGTCTAGTGTAAACGTCGTCATGGCTGGTCTCCTGTTTCAGAATTCGATCTCGTCTACGATCCGGCGCGCTTCCGCGTCGGTGAGGGACGCCTTCAGGCCTCCCTGTTTGATCCATCCGTCAACGGCAGTCTGGACAGCGTTCCAGAAGTCCGTCTCGTTGTTGTCGAAGGGGCGGTCGAACGCCCCGCCGTACCCGTTGGCGTCCGTGTAGTCGTGCAGTTCGCTGAAGGATGCGCAGGTGCTGGGGACGGTCCCGGCGGCAACGTCGGCGAGGATTTCGGTTTTGGCGCGTTCCACAACCCGGTGCAACTCGTCGGCGCTGAAGTCTGGTAAGCGCGGGTTCCGGACTTGCGCGGAGCATTTCTCCCCAGCTGGCTTCGCCTCCGAGCGGAGGCGCGCGGCTGTCCGGATGCGGATTTCCCGGCCGGTGGCGAGGTTGGTGCCGTACCAGCCGCCGCGCGGGTGTTCGCGGGTGAGACGGACTTTGGCCAGCGTGCCGCTGACCTTAACGATGTAGGTCGTTCCGATGTGTACGTTTTGCCTTTGCATGGTTAGTACTCCAGTCCTTTGGCATCCACCGCGCTGCGGTCGCCGAGGCTGGCGAGGACGTAAGCGAGTTCCTCGGTGACGCGGCCCAGGTCGCCGGCGTACCCCCAGTTGGCGGGTTCCTGCGCCTGGTCCTTCTTGTGCTCCTCCAGGCGGCTGGCGATGCGCTTCAGCAGGTCCATGCTCTCGGTGTGGCGTTCCGCATAGCAGGCGGCGGCGGTTTGCTTGGTGCTCGTGGTGGTGCGTGGCATCGAACACATACATCACTTCGGTGGCGGCGGAAAGCAAGGCTGAAGTTCGACTCTTCGGAAGAAAGATCCAAATGGCGGCGGTCGTGGGATTAACTGACCGCCCGGTGTCCACATGACTGGAATCTCTCAGCGGGCGTACGCACGGTTGCGGGGTGTTGCCCTCAGCGCGGTGCAGAAGGCCATCAAAACGAAGAGGATCACGCCGAACGCGGACGGGACCCTCGATCCGGAGCGGGCGAACCAGGAATGGGAAAGGAACACGTTCGCCGGCAAGACGCTGCATCAGGCAACCAGGCCGCCAGTGGTGCCGATCAGTGCGCCTGCGCCGCCGCGAGGCGGTTCGGGCATGCCGAGTCAGCCCGACGTATCGAGCGATCCCGTTGCCGCCTATCTGCGGGCCCGCGCGGTGAGCGAGACGTACAAGGCGAAGACGGCGCAGTTGGAGTATGAGGAGCGCGCCGGCAAACTGATCCAGGCGACCAAGGCCGGCGAGTATGCGGCGCACTGGTCGGCGATCGTCGGTGATGCGCTGTCAGCGTACCCGGATCGCGTGGCGCCGCTGGTCGCCGCCGCGAAAACCGAAGCGGAGATTCACCGGATCCTCGTGGGCGAAACGAACGCGCTACGCCGCAAGATGGCGAAAGCCATTTCGGACGCGGGTTACTGATGGAAACACCATTCTCGATGTACCAGGTTGGAGCGGAGGCGTTGCTGCCACCACGGGATATCTCCGTGTCGCAGTGGGCCGACGAAAACGTGGTGCTCACCGGGTCCGGTTCGGCGGAACGGGGCCAGTGGCACACGCGGCCTTACCAGCGGGAGCCGATGGACGTCCTCAGCCCGAGCCATCCGTGCAAACAGGTGGTGTTGATGTCCGCGGCCCAGATGCTGAAAACCTCGATCATGGTGAACTTCCTGGGCTACATCGCGGATGTAGATCCGGGCCCGACACTGGCGGTGGAGCCGCGATCGGAAGATGCCAAGGCGCTCTCCAAGGACCGCGTCGCACCGTTGTTCCGGCATTCGCCCGCGCTAAAGGGGAAGCTCGCGGCGGTGAAGTCGCGCGACTCGAACAACACCGCGATGCACAAGGTGTTCGCCAACGGGTCCGGGCACATCACCTTCACCGGCGCCATCTCGCCATCCGGCTTGGCCATGCGTCCGATCCGGTATCTGCTGCTCGACGAGATTGACAGGTACCCTACCAGCGCAGGATCGGAGGGAGATCCGGTATCGCTGGCGATGCAGCGCACGGGAGAGTTTGAGCACAACAAGAAGGTAATCATGTGCTCGACGCCGACCGTCGATGGCGAGAGCCGGATCCAGGCGGCGTGGAACACGAGCGACCAGCGCGAGTACTTCGTGCCGTGCCCGAAGTGTAACCATTTCCAGATCCTGGTGTTCAGCGACGGCACCGACGGCGGGCTGGTATGGCCGGAAGGCGAGCCGGAGAAGGCCGCTTACTGCTGCGAGAAGTGCAAGGAGCTTATCCCGCACAACCAGAAGTCGTGGATGGTGGAACGCGGCGAGTACCGTCCGCAGAACCCCGGATCGCCGATCCCTGGATTCCGGGTGTCGCAGTTGATCTCCCCGAAGCGATCATGGGCGACGATTGCCTCGGAGTTCCTGGTTGCCAACGAGTCGAGAGAAACGCTCAAGGCGTTCCTGAACACCGTGCTGGCGGAACTCTGGACGGAACGCGGGTCCGCGCCAGACTGGGAAAAGGTCTATCTGCGGCGGGAGGAATACGAACTCGGGATCGTGCCGGCGAGGGGATCGCTGCTGGTGGCCGGCGTCGATGTGCAGGACGACCGACTCGAGGTGGAGATCAAGGCATACGGGCGGGGCAAGGAGTCTTGGTCGGTGGATTACCGTGTGATCCAGGTGCCCGACCAGGCGGGGCAACCGCTCAAAACGTCCTCGCCGGAAGTGTGGCAGGAGTTGAACGCTTTGCTGGCGACGGACTGGCCGCGCGAGGCGGGCGGCACGATGCCCATCATGGCCATGACGATCGACTCGGGCTATCGGCCGCAGATGGTGTACGAGTTCGCCGCGCGCCATCCGCAACCGGCGCACGGACCGGCAGGCGACGTGATCGCTGCGCCGCGCACTGTGGTGGCTACCAAGGGAAAGCCTGACTTTCTGAAATTGATCGTCTCGGTGTCGCCTACGGACGCTTCGCGCAAGCGGCAGAACGTTCGGATCTGGCACATTGGCACGCACTGGGCGAAGCAGGAGTTCTACGATTGGCTGCGGATCGTGCTGCCCGACGATGGCACGTTTCCACCCGGATACCAGCACTATGCCTACAAGGATCAGGACTTCTACCGCGGCCTCTGCTCCGAGTCGCGGATCATCCGGGCGAGCGGCAAGGTGGAGTGGGTACCGGATAAGTCGGTCAGGAACGAACCGCTCGACCTCGCGGTGCTCTGCCGCGCGGCCGCGGCGGTCTGCGGAATCGATCGCTTCACCGATGAGGACTGGGCCGAACTCGAAGGGATCATCCCGGCCGCTGCACCGAAGGCCCCAACGAATGACGGGTATTGGGGCGCACGCGGTGACTTCTGGGGGCAGCGTAGCGGTGGCGGGAACTGGTTCAAATGATCCAACTCACTGAACTCCAATCGATGCGCGACGCGCTGCAGCGCGCAATCTTCAGCGGTACGCGCCGCGTGCAGTTCACCGACCGCGCGGTTGAGTACAACACCATCGACGACATGCGGAAGGCGCTCGCTGACATCGACGCAGCGATCGCCACGGCTTCGGGGACGACGCCGTCTTCATTCAGCCTGGCCATGCACAGCAGAGACTAGATGAACGCTCTCGACAAGGTGATCGGCTACTTCTCGCCCGAGCGGGCCTATCGGCGCGCGCGGTTTCGTGCGGCTACTGAGACGTTCGCTTATGACGGTGCGAAGTCGGGGCGCCGCACGGACGGGTGGACAGCGGCCGGCGGCGACGCGAACACCGAGGTCGGTGCCTCACTGGTCAACTTGCGCAACCGGTCGCGTGATCTGCTTCGCAACAACCCGTACGCCAGCAAAGCCATCGCCGAACTGGTCGGCAACACGGTGGGGACCGGGATCGTCCCCCAGGCCAAGACGGGAACGCCAGAACTCGACAAGATCATCGACGCCGAGTGGCTCTACTTCGCCGAGAACTGCGACCCGGGCGGGCAGTTG